CATTTGAGTTAGATAAGATTGTAGTTCTAGCCAAAGTAGTGCCAGAAGCCGTATATGTTCCAATACCAACTTCCCATGCGGTACTATTTGTGATTGTATAATAAGTAGTATTTCCATCGCCTATTACAGTAAAATCTTGAAATCCAGTAACAGCAGATCCAAGCGTGAGCGTGCCTGTGCCTGTAGTTGATGTTGTAACCTGTACTCTATCTGCTAATACTAAAGCCATATACCACCCTTAACTTGTTGCTGTTGTTGAGTATGTAACGGATACCGTATCTGATGATGTTGTGATTTTTGCTACAGCAAAGTTACCTGCGGAATATAAAACTCCATTAGTGTCGCTATGGGTATTAACCGCACTTGTACCTGTCACTAAGAAACAACCACCCACTGTACCTCCTGCGCCTGTAATTGTATAGACAATCGCTGAAGCAGCACATGTTGTAACATTAGTTGGAGTTGATCCAGTAGATGATGCTGCTGCGAACGCTGCTGTGCCTCGGACTGCGGAGGCGCCTACAGTGTAGTTGGTAAATTCAGTCCATCCTGAGTGCGATGCCATAGTGTCGTCAGCTGCGAATGTAGCTGTATCACCTGAAATTAAACCTAAAAACGGTCCTACTGTAGTGTAACTTGAGCCGCTGAGCAATGTGTCAAACATTAACTCTTTACCGCCCTCATTAACTAGGTTAGGGAAGGTCTCTTCCCATTTAAGAATGCCGTCTTTATTTCGACACTCTACTTTATAGTGCCCTGCGATGCCTACGGTGGCGTTATCGGCAACGTTTGATGCCATACTAGCTACAGCGCTATCGCCAAACCCTTGTGTTTCTTTCATCATATAATACTCCTATTCAATTCTAATAATCGCATTTGTGGCGTTAGCCGTCGGGAAGGTTACTGTAAAAGTGCTTGTTGCCACCTTATCAGACCCAAAATTTAGCACCGCTACTGCGGCGTTTGTTGTTGCATTATATATTAACGCCCCTTTAGATGTAAACCCAGCGGGGGTCCACACCAACGCATTAAAGGTAACATAGGCCGTAGCCCCTTCGCTTGACGGAACAACGGGGGTTAGTGTGTTACCTCCAGCCACATACCCCGTGCCTACGACTTCACCAGCCGTTGTGTATATTGTTGTATCTGGTCCTAACTCTGCTGAGCCGGTGTACAAGGCTAGCTTATATACGTACGGTGATCCAGCATTGAAGTTCTCTAACCCCTTTAACAAATTAACTTTAAATATTGTGCATAATCCTTGGCTTATCATTGTATCGGTACCCTTATTTGTCCGCTACGATACGCGTCTTGTCTATCTTTACCGTCGCCTAACTGTTTCAATAACGCCATGGCTTCCATGTATCTATCTTTGTAATTAGTTAATACGTCCGCTTCACCCTTCATGTACGTATATGCTTCCAAAAGAGATCCATATAATAGAGCAGAGTCAAAATTATCACCGAGCCAAGTACTACCAGCGGTAACAATAGTTTCAGGATAATGATAAAAGTGTAACTCAACAGCGTAGTCGGTATCAGGCGTCGGACCCATGATGAACGTGTCTTGGTCGAATAGGGCATAGTATAGTGGTTTCCCTGTATCTGTCGGTGCAGGATAGGACGATCTAATAAAGTTCACGTCTTTGTTTAGTAAATACTCATACGCGCCTGTAACGGGATCAATAACAGCTAAACTAAATGTAGCTAACCAGTCGTCAGGGCAGGTAAGGTATTTATTCCCTGTGGTCGTAGTACCAGTCATGTTCTTACGAATTGCTGGAAACTGCACCGTATTGTAGATGCGCTGCTCGGCTTGTTCAATAAACGTGTTTATATCCGCAGTTTCAAACTGGTTCTCAGTATAGCTTTGGATTTCAGCAACTAGTTGAGCGTAATTCATTATTTACTTTATGCCATTGGTCCGCGAGAAGTGAAGCCTTTTGTAGCTGCTCCTTTACCGCGTTGGGCTACACCACTAGTTTTAACGTTATTAGCGCCGGGGTCACTGACACTTACACGTCTAGCAGGCATTCCATGAGTTGTGTCTTTTGCGCTTACCGTGTTAGGATCCGTTGGGTAACTAATATCTGGAGTGGCCACTTTAGTTGGTTGATTATATAATGCCATGATTATCCTTTCTTTTGTGCTGCGACTTTAGCTAGCCCGCGGCCCATTGTTTTCATATCGGCGTTAGTCTTGCCGCCCTTGCTACCTGAAGCTTTAGGGCCTTTTTCGACTGGTACTGTAGCTCCATCAATGCCGAGCTGTCTACCCTTAGTCTTGCCTTGTTTGTTAATACCTTGTGCGCCTGCTTTAAATGACATTTTAGATCATCCTTCCTTTAGTCCTGCCGCGAACAGCGCAGCCATCTGTTTTTCGTACGGATCCACCTTTTTTATACTCTGGTTGGCCGGGCTGTAAAGCTTTTTGTGCTTTTCGTTGCATATCATCAGGGCGTTTGTTGCTTGTTGTTTTTGCTGATACGCTCATTGATGGACCTTTTGAGGTGTCAATGTTTGTTGCACTACCGTAATTACCTTCTTTAGTTTTTGCAAAACTTGTATCTTTTTTGTCAGAGGCTAAATCAGTCGTGTACTTTTTACCCTTCCACATAAATGATTTTTCGCCTGCTTTTCTATTCTCTGCAAAAGCAGCTCCAAACGATTGTTCTTTTTTAGGTTCAGCCTTAGCCATACGGTAGCTAGTGTCTGTGTTTTTAGTAGCACTTCCACCCATGTTAGGGCCTTTAGCGTAGTCTGCCTGTCTAGCGTTGCTACTAGCCAAGCGTTTAGCACTGTCAGCTTTACGAGTTGACGCTAATTTAGGACTTATGTCTTTTGCTGACTGACTCAAGTTTCTATTAGATAGTCGCATTTCACTGCTGGTGTTTGACTTAGGGGCTTTTTCACGCGCCTTAGTTGCTTTTTCCGCTGAAGCCTTTACTTTATCCGCTGCTTTTTTTGCTCGTTCACGTCTAAATGTTTCTTTTATCTGTTTATCGTAATCCATGGTGCTACTCCTAAGTTGTTGTTACGCTTACAGTGCCTAGTGCACCTTCAGCTGCTAAATTATCTGGTATTGGTAAGTTGAGTGGGTTGTTTAACCCTACTGGATTAAACCCCCATTGTATAACTCTACTACCACCATCACCACCCGGTCCTGATTCAAAATATCCTAAGTCAGGCCTTGGGTCTCTAACAGCCTGCGGATCATTTACTGGGTACATCCCTAGTTGTAGCTGAGGTTGATCTGGATCGTAACAGGTTTGACACACGAGAATGTTAACATTTTTAGTCTTAATAACCAAGCGTTTAAGATGCTGTAGTTTAAAACGAAATCCACAACGATCACATTGGGCTATTGCAAACTTACCGGAACTGTATTTATTAGCCATAACGCCCTACATAAACTGTTGTCTAGGTGCTAATCGCAGTGAAGCTTTTTCTCTATCTTCCTCAATTGCTAATTGAAATGATTGTTCATACTCTGCTTTAAGCATTCCGGTTCTTTCTAATCCACCGGGAACTTTTAAACTTAGGTGGTATGCTAACCCTGCTACTAAACACGGTAAGAACCTAAACGGTATGTCTTGCATGTGTGAGCCACCTTCGCCCGCATCTTGTATGCGACGTAACCTATAGTAAAAGAACGTATATTGGTTGTCCTGATCCGGTGTGGGCCACACGTTTATTTGTGGGTTTTTAACACCTGTAGGGTAGCTAGCACCAGATTGACGGTTAATCCATACTTGAATCGGTCTACCTTGTGCGTTCTTGTTAGGTATTGTTATGAAAGTAGTTTCACTAATTCGAGTAATGTTAATGTCTAACTGGTTCTGTCCTGTGCCTGTACGCACAACATGATCTAACAAGTCTACTGTATCAACTGGCAAATCATATACCGCTTGTCCTTTGACTAAGAGTATCTCACCCTGTTCAATCGTCCACAAGTTTATACCGCGATTAGCCCACTCGATAGTCAATAGGTTCAAGGACCTACGCGCTGTTTTTAAATCATAGCCCGTACGTAGTTCTGAACCACAACGCTCAAAAGCTTCTTCTA